GTCAACTCCACTAGACAATACCGGGTGGAAGGTCTTAGATTGGAAGACCATAATCCACCTTCATCACAGCAGCTACTATCGGGCTGGTGAGATGGCGTCCGAAAGCGAACTCGCGGATCTGACTCGCTAATTGAGCCCACTCATCTTCGGTACCTCCATAGCGGGAAATATAACTGTCAATCAAGACAGTGTGGGTATTCCTGGGAGCCGTCGAAAGATAAGTGGTTTCAATTTTGTGTTTATGAGTCGGGAACCGTTCCCTCAAAGCATCCATAATCATAGAGTTGGGCTCGTTGACGAGACCAGCTACTACACTACGCATGAACTTTTCCATTTTGTCCTCATAACTGAGGCTCGCGAATTCGTTTTTGGATAGGCCCAACATGATGGGAGTGATGTCTCCGTCACATGAGCCAAGGCTTCTAAGGATGGCACCTAAATTTCTGGTGGAAACGAAAGTGCCATCGGCGGTCTGAAAGGGGGAATATTTCAAAAATTGCAACTCTTCTGGTGTCTTCTTCTCGTCTACTGTAATGACATGACCAACGGCGAGGGCCGACTTCTGCAAGATCTCATTTTTGACCTGAGAAGGGGCGTCGTCAAAAAATCCGGTGAATTTCATGTCGTCTGATGTATATGGGTGGTCGTTATAATAGGCTATGTACGTTTGCATGGATATGGCAATGGAAGTGGATGACACAGCATTGACTATGGTAGTCTCCGGGCAACCACTTCCTTGAAAAATTGTTTTTGGCTTGATTTTGATGTACTCTTGAGCGTTACTAGGATTACGGATGAGAATGGCTTCTTTTAACCTGTCATATGATCGGCGAATCATATCGATCGATGCCCCGACGAAGCGCAACATCGTGGCCAACAAGTAGAAAATAGCAACCGTATTCCCCGAATCACAAGAAGATATGTCTGCGTCAAATAAATATAATCCTCCAGGATGGCGGTACTGAAAACTCATATCGTCTGAAAATACTTGGCCACTGAGACCAAGGGGGGGATCAGAATCGTAAATTGAGTTTTCATCCAAAGCCTTCCTGACGGACAGGTAGAGGGGAGTTTCGTGACGGGTGGACCAACAAGGAAGATAATGGTCAACACAGAACCAATCTTTCAAATAAGTGAATATCCATCCGATCGACAAAATTGACTCGTTGTATGTTACGTACAGTCGACCATGTTTGCCTGGTTTACTGAGCTCGTTCTTAAATTTCGCTTCGGGAGCTTTTGCAGAGACAGGTATACTGTAGTGGTGCCCAGCGAGACCAAGAATTTGCTCGAACCAGTTATGATAAATTCTGCGTTTTGGTGAAGGTTGTGGAAGATATTGAAAAGCAAAAGTGAAAGGGTTGTATTTCGTAGTTACAAAATTTTCGGTGACAAAGTTCAAGCGTGCTGATAATGCGCAGAACAAATACAGAATGAAGAAACAGCAGCCTTCCATGAAGGATAAGAGCGTGTACTTCCACGTGGGGTTCCATCCCAAATGGTTAGAAAAATATGTCGCTACTCTTCTTCTGGCTGCAATCTCAACCTCTGCTGCACCGTTCCGATCTGCGTCCCCGACCTCTACAGGTATCTCAACAGGTGCGTTTGAGCAAACTGCCAAAAGGTCGTGATCAACCCGTGGCAGGTGAGATAAAATGCGTAATTGGTTTGCGCGTAAATCGGCTTCATTGGCTCTAGCTTTGGTGAGGCGAGCCATGGCTTTACTAACGTTTAAACCATTTGCATCCAACAACTGGAAGTCGTTCAGACCCGAGATACGAGTGAACTGTGTTCTATAACGTTTTGGGTATTCATTATGCCTGGTTTCAAACATACCGACTGGAATGGTTGGGTCAAGTGAAAATTCGAAGCCCTTAGAATTAATCACTTCCCAGTTCCCATTGTAAGTAAGATCGGCAGGAACATCACTATCAACACCGTAAACTCTCAGGATAGCACCGTGATCCACGGGCATCCCCAATTTCCTGATATAATCGGAATAATCGAGAGTCGTGGGCTGGATAAATGTTCGTGTCGCCGGGTCCTTCAACAAAGCTGCTTGAGTCAAAGCGCTGATGACATCAGGCGTTCTGCAACATTGCTGCAACAAGTAAGTATTACTTATAAAGCAGCGAACGGTTTCTGAAAAAACTTGGTGATCGTAAATATCTTGATGTTCTTTGCTGAGGCAAGCCATGGCAGAATTCAAGAAGTTGACACACAAGTAGGGGTTAGGAAACCGCGTCCGTAGGGTTTGATAAGCAGCTTTGCTTATTTTATAGAATCGCTGTGGTTCAATCTCTGTACCTCGCTGATGGGAGGGGACCTGCACAACCCCTATGTCACAGACTGGTTCGAAAGGCACTTTCTTCTCTTCAACAAGTGAAGGTAATTTCTCAGCAGCTGGAGAATTTAAAGCACCAGTTTGTGACTTAAGTTCGGGGTCGGTCCCGACGTCGCTAGTCATGGGTTTGGGAGTCTGAGCCCGTTGACTCTCCAAATCGTACTTACTCTCCAAACGGGTAGTATGATGGCTACCACTATTTGGCGCGACGTGACCTTGAGTCTCCTCTTCGTTATCACGAAGGAGAAGGTCAGAGAACTCGTCCGATCCTGCCCAGATATCTTCTGACAGGCCTCCGGAGTGAGGAGTCTTGACTTCTACGGGCTGATTCAACGCTTCAGCAAAGAAGTCGACGTCACTATCTCCGGTTGGACTCTCA